AAACATAATCACCATCCTGTCCAGTACGTAATTGAGCATGAACTGATTCAATAAATGGCCCTTGTGTAAATTCCCCTTTTTTTGATTGGTCTTTTGTTCCTATTGCATAAGCAATTAAATCAGCATCATCAGCATCATTAATGAGTTCATCTATACTATAATTAGGCAAAGGACCAATCCACGCCAGAACAACATAATCAGGTCTACACCATTTGTTATCTTTAAACTCTTTTATTTGCATAGGGGCTATAGGAATTGTTGACCAAGCTGAAATTTCTTCTTTCTTTGGTTGAATCCAACAAAGATAGTTTCCATTTAGAGTTGGCTTGCCGAAACGAACATATTTCTTTAATATTTCCCCCGGTATTTTCATTTTGGCATTTTCACTCCTTCCGATGTAGCATAATTAACTGCATCTTGTATCCAGTTTTTTAAATCAGTATGTCTTTTTTCAAATTGGTCTTTAGGTCCATAATACCATCCTGTTTTATCTCTACTTTCTATATACGAAAGAAGTTGTTTTAAATGAGCTGGACGGATACCTTTTAAGTCTAATGATTCAAATATAACAGCCATTAGAACTTTCTCCTATCAAGTTTTAATGATTCTTCAATCTTATTCCAACATTTCTGTGTACTTTCAAATAGTTTAATTTTTAGATTCTCTTTCCTTTCAATTCTTTTAATCATTTCCGGTTTAGTTTTTTCAATACTTAATTCAGGAGCAACAATAGTTTGTTTTTTCTTTTTCCAGTACCCATTTTTTAAAAGGAAATCAATACATGATCCTATGTCATCTATTCCATAATCATAATAAATAACAAAATCAGGTTCTCTTCTTTTTCCAGTGTATTTATTTTTACCAAACTTAACTCTTGTGTTTACCCCTATTTCAAACTTGTTTCCATTTACAACTTTTTTAATACTTCCTATGTAAGTAACCCAAGACTCTATACTACTAAAAAATTTAAGTGCTTTTCCTCCCGCCCTGTACTTAGTTTGAAACCCCATTCCACTAAGATTATCTCTTGTTTGGGATATAATATTAAGTACAGATTTTGTTTTAGCTAATTCATTTGTAATTTCTCTAAACATTCTTGATGCTGTTTTTTGTTTAGTTGCTTGATATGATCCTTTTGTTTTTTCCCCTTTCTTTCTTTTTTCACGGTTATCTTTAGACTTTTCTTTTTCATCTTCAGAATCAATAGCATCAAAGGAGTCTTGTAAATAAATAAATGGCCTACCATCTTCAATAGCATTCCAAATATTTATTTCAAATTCCTCTATAGTGGTACTGAACTTGGTACTATCATCTGGATCTGGTCCTTCAAGGACATCAACAAACTCTTGACCAAATAACTTAACCATATTAAATGAGTTAGCGTATTCTGAATCATCATATATAAGCCTATATTGAGAAAGGTCTGGCATAGGATAATCTTTCCATCTTCCACTTTTACCCATATAAAATGCTTCAGCTAATCCACTCAATCCAAGGAAAGATTTACCCGATCCAGAATCACCAACTGTATTGACCATTGTACCGGCTTTATATCCCCCGTACCAGCGATCAGAACAGGCCAAATTCATCATTATAGATCCACTTGGTATCCATAGCCCAGGTTGTTCTTTTTCTTTCTTAGAAGCCCGTCTTTTTTGTTTCCTCAATGACTTGGCTGATTTATCATCTTTTTTCCGTTTACGTATTATCATAAAGTCTCCAAAAGATTGGGATTTTCAAAGGTGTTGCCGATAACTTGTATAGGTTTTTCGTCTGCTATGTTCACCAGAAGTATTTCATGGCCATCTCCGAGTCTTTCCACCCGGTAATGATCCCATATGTTTGTTTTCCTGACAATAGCATACCAGGCTCCAGGTAAATACTTAACGGTGCAGATCAATTCCATTCTTTGGACCCGGTTGGGTGGATTGTGGATCATTAAGACGTCCCCATCGTAAATCTCCACGCCGTTTTTGTCCTTCAGGCCGGTATATTGCATTAATTCGTTTGTGGGGTATAATTCCGGGAAGCCAAGCGGATTCGTAATCATGCTCCCATCTTTAACGTCCCACGCTCTAAATTTTATTTCCCGCATAATTCCTCCTAAAACTGAGCTTGTTCAATGTAATCCAAAACGTAATTCGCATAGAATTTTGGTATGTGTTTATATAGCTCCTTTTTTAATTGTTTTTTGTAAGGTTCCCATAGTTTCTTTTTTCGGTAATGATACTGTATTCCTTCTTCTATATCGTTAGATTCAACATACTCGATCCAGTAATCAAGATGTTTTTTACAAATCCCTTCCATCATTTGTTTCTCTGTAGGAAATTCTTTGGATTTGTTTTGCACTAGTTCAGTAATCAAGTCGGTCTTGCTTATCCCTGTATAAACGCAAAAGAGAGAAGCAAGATCGACAAGTTTCCTATCAAGGTACCCACCCATCAATTTGTTCTTTGCATGAAAGGTATCCCCGAAAGGTTTTTTGTTTTTAGAAGCATGGGGAAATAAAAACCCTATGTCTTCTTTCTTGTCGATCTTGCGTCTCATTTAGTCCTCGTTCTCAAATGCTTCTAAGCATTGTTCATACAGTTCACATTCTTCATCATCGCATTCTTCATGATCCTCAAATTCTACACCGAACTGATAAGCATAAGGACATTCAAGTGCTTTTTTAGTACTCTTTGTTTTCCCTTTTTGTTTTGCTTTGCGTTCTTTCTTTGTACTGGCTTTTTTCTTTTTGCCTTTTTTGGATTTCGTTTTAATTGGTTTTTTAATCCCGAGTTCTTCCGCAATGAAATCCCTTAGTTCATCTTCCTCAGCATCCTCCGCTTCGTCTTCATCAATATCGAGTTCTTCGTGTTCAATAACTTCAAGGAGTTCATCATGATCCATTTCCGATAAATCACCCCAAGTGATGTCATAATCAGGATCATCGTCATCATCGGGTTCTTCCGGTTCCTCTTTTTTGGTTCGTTTCTTTTTTGATTTTTTGTCCTTTGGTTCGTCATCGTCATCCTCGTCTTCATCATCAGTTTCCTTTGGGTCAGCACCGTAAAACAATTTTTCCATCTTTTCAGAAGTAGGCCAAGTAATCAAATCATCAAGACAAGGAACTTCTTCCAGAATACTTTCATCGTAGTCTTCTTTTCTTTCAATGAAGTTTACTTTAGATGCTTTAGCGAATTTGATTTTACCAAATGAATCCTCTTTAAAACGGACTTCAATAGAATACCCGTCTACGAGACAGGCAAAGTCTTCGTATTCCTCTGGCAAATCATCCAGTTCTTCCTCAAGGATTTCCATAAAACAATAATCAGAAATATCCATAATCATGATATTTCCTTTTTCCGGTCCTTTCAGCATTTTGATTGCAAAAAGTGTCCTGGCACTGGAGTTCAGGGGTTTTGCTTCGTCATCATCTCTATCAGGGTCATTGTATATTTCAGATCTTTCATCACAAATACAACAAGCACGTCCTACAGATTTAGGACACACAACTAACAAATCATTAGGACCAACGTTTTTATGAAGTCTGAAAGGCAAACACCAAAACAATCCATCTTCATTGATTGCTTCGGAGGCGGGGTGCAATTCAGGATTCTTGACAACATAAGGCAAAATATCAAATGTATATTTTTTACCTCCTTTAGGTTTAAAAAACTCAATTCCATCAGGCAAAGCATTCAAATAATTAGATCCACCTGATCCTTTATTCTTTCTCCATTCTCTTGACTTTTTACCAAAACGTGCTTTTTTCTTTCCTGCTTTTTTTCTTGCCATGTTTAAACTCCTTTCTTTTCATTGTATTGTTTTTTTGCTTGTTGATATTCTTGTCTTTTCGGATCAGCTATGATTTGATTAGTTTTTGTATTGACTTTATATTTCCGAAATTTGGGGCTATAATCGCCATATATTTGCCGTTTAATTTCTTTTGCTATTCTACCATTCATTTAGAACTCCTTTTCAGTTTTTTACCTATCCTTTTGTTTCTTTTGTTATTTGCATCCCACTCCTTTCTTTCTTTTTGTAAGTTTCTTGGAATCCTTGGTCCAGCAAAATATTCTTCACTGAATAAACGTACAAGGTTCTCCAACATTTTTGTTCTTGTAAAATGAATAGCATCTTTCATGTCACTTAGAACATTATACCTATCCTCCTTTTCTATAAAGTCTTCTTTTGCTGCTTTATAATCTTTATGTGTCCTGTAATACGATTCTACTTGAGCTGCTGTTGGTGGCTTACCGTCATCCCTTCCTATTGTTTTTTCTGGATCATCAAAACAATCCCTGGTTAATTCAGATCTGACTGTTTTGACTTCTTCATGAGCCCAATCTCTATCCTTTCTTGCTTCTGAAACAGCTTTAATATACTTAGCCTCTAAATCTACTTGATTCAAGAGTTCTACATCTAAAGCCCCTTCATCAATTTTCATGTCTTTTGCAAAATCTATTTTATTCATGATTATCCCTTTATTACGGCTAATGGTTTTAATTCAACCAAAACATCCACAAGGTCTTTTTGGTTTTCCATTACAACAGAAATATCTTTATAAGCCCCAGATGCTTCATCTAAGTCTTTTACGTTTCTTATTGAATGAATTACCCCCAGATTATCAAGTAATGTTTTTTCAATTTCAAAATCAAGTTCTCTTATTGCTTGTTTTCTTCCCATTTTTCTACCAGCACCATGAGAACAGGACATAAAACTTTCAGGATTTCCAAGACCAGATACAATATAACTTGAAGTACCCTGTGATCCTGGTATAATTCCTATTTCATTTTTATAAGCAGAAGTTGCCCCTTTTCTATGAATCATAACATTTGTATTAAAATGATGCTCCATCTTTGCATAATTGTGGGCTATGTTAATCATTGGGGCAAATTCAGTATTTGGAAAATGTTCTAATATTGAATTTTTTATATTATGCATCATTAATGATCTATTACAAAGAGCAAATTCAACACAATAATTCATTGCTGAAATATAATTTTGTCCTTCATCAGAATCTAAAGGCAAAAAAGCCAATTCCCATTTTTTAGGTACTTGAGAAAACCATTTTTCATTTAATTGCACAGCAATATCATTATAATGTTTTGCTACTTGGTATCCTATGTTTCTACTTCCAGAATGAACCATTAACCAAATAAACCCATCTGATCCTTTTTGTATTTCAATAAAATGATTACCACCACCAAGAGTGCCAATTTGTTTTAATGCTTGTTCATATAAACCATCTAAAAATGTAAACCCTTCAAGTGGTTCAGGCATCCAAGAATCATCTTGTTTTTTAGAATGATGGCTAAATCCTATGGGAACACTTGAACGAATTCCGCCTTTATATTCTTTAGAACCCCCCATTATTTTTTTAATGTTTTCTTGATCTAAATTAGTAAGAGATGTTTTTACAGCACACATCCCACAACCAATATCAACTCCAACAGCATTAGGAACAACAACCTTTCTTGTTGCCATAACACCACCTATTGGCATTCCATATCCTTGGTGACAATCGGGCATTAAAGCAATACATCTAAAAACAAAAGGTAAATTTGCAAGATTTTTAGCCTGTTCTAATGCACCCGATTCAATGTCATCTAACCATAGTGTAATTGGTATTTGTTCTGTGTTAATTACGTTTTTCATCAGTATACCTCCAATCCTTGTGTTATGGCATAGCAACAAAATACTATACCTGAAAAGCCAGAATCATATGTACTTTTGTCGTAAAACCACGACATAACATAACCGGGATCATTTTGGAACTTGAAACCCCATCCATCCAATAAAGCACCACTCATCATACCAAGTACCGCCCTGCGGATAGTCTCTGGTTGTTCCTTTTTTAGTTTTTTCAATTCAGCACTTACTTTTTTCCAAGGACTCTTTTTTAATAAAAGGTAGCATAACTCCTTAACTTGTCCTTCATCTAAAGAATCTTCTTTAGCGCATTTAAGTTGTTGTTCTTCCTCTTCCAGAACAATAACCTTTTCAAGTACAGTTAATGCTTTCCTTGGTCTACCTTGAGCTGATTGTATTATTTCATCTATCACCTCCTGTTTAAGTATTTTCTTTTCTTTTTTAAGAGTACGGACTAAAAGTTTATCCATTTCATCATCGTCTAATGTATTCAAATGAAATGACGTACACCTGCTCCTTATCGTACCTAAAAGCATTTCTGGGTTAGTTGTACATAAAATGAAATACAAATGATCCGGGGCTTCCTCCAGTGCCTTTAGTAATGCGTTTTGAGCGTCTTTGGATAATTGGTGGCACTCATCAAAAAGGTAACAACGTGCATCAGAATTTAATGGTTTATATTCCATCTTTTTTCTGATTTCCCTTATCGTATCTATTCCCCTGAAAGATGAAGTATCCAGTTCAACAAAATCCAATCCTTTGCTCTTTAACATCTTGGCAATGATTCTACCTAAAGTGGTTTTCCCAACCCCACTTTCACCACTTAATAAAATAGCATGGGGAAAGGATTCCATATTCCTGATGCTTTGGATAGTATCGGTATTCCCTATCATTGTTTTTAGGGACTTAGGTCGGTATTTTTTATATAGTTCCATTTATTCCATCACTTTAGTATTAGTAACTATTAAAAGTGCTTGGTCTTTTGTAAATCCTGCTTCAATTAAAGCATCGTATTTTGCTTTTCTTAATTTAGCAAATGCTTGTATTAATTTAATACTGTTTTGCATATTTTCTACTATGTGATTAATTGCATTAGAGTATTGTGTTTTTTGAAATAAATCTTCGCCATACTTTTCAAATTCACTTTTTGGCATAATTCCTCCTTTATACTATTTTATGCGGCTCTTAATACTTGCACTTCTGAACCTGATGCCCAATGCTGATCAGGTTCAAATACGTTAGCCTCAATTTCTAATGGAACATTAATCCATTTCCATTCTTTTCTTAATTGAACACAAGCAATCTCTTTTAACAATGACATCAAAGTACAAATTTCTTTAGGATGAGCGTCTATAACAATACTATCGTGAATCTGCCCAATTAATTTAGACTTCATCCCTCTTTTTTTGATTTCTGTATTCAATTTAATAAACGTTTTGAGATTGCAATGAAATGCTGATGATTGAATAGGGTAATTGCTTATTTCATTTCTTGATAAAAACCCTGAGCAAATAAAACCTGTTAATGTTTTTAAATAACCGTTCTTGTAGTACTCTTTTACGTTTTGTTTTTTCCATTTACCATACTCCTTAAATCGGTTATTCCAGAAATCATCCTCTACTTGTTTTATGTGTTCAAGAAAATCATCAAAATCAATTATACCGTTATCAATCAAATGTTGGCCTACGGTTTTCCCTGTCATTAGTTTTAAGCCCTGTTTAGGGCTGAATTGGCCTTGGGTTGGTAAGCTGGCCCACGTTGCTAATGAAACAGCGTTATTTGCGTAATAATCGCCGTAGAATTGGGGAAATACAAAACCGTTCTTAGCGCCGGCCCTAAGTATCTTTTCAGTTCCTTCCTTTTTAAAACTTTCAAGCAAAAAAATTTGTTTTGCCATATCCGTATGCATGTTGTTTTTCTCTGGATACTTGACATACTTAATCATGTTTTTGTCTTTGTGGTATCCACACGATATACCAACTTCAATCCCACTAAAGTCAGCTTCTATAAAACAATGCCCCGGTGTTGGTA